TATCGGTATGTTTAATAGTCATCCCATTAAACAGTGTACCAAAAGCAATTACAGTCTTTCTTAATATTTCGTGGTAAAAATATTCAAACATTTGAAAAAAGTTATTTGTAAAATAGCGAACAAATTCGTAAGATTATTTATGGCGTCCCAAATGGGTTCTTCTCAGTAAAATCTAATATTGCATCAGCTTCGGTTTCAATATTGTCATTATCTGCATATGGATCAATAATATCGTATGTATTAACTGTTAATATTGATCTACTTGCACTACTTGCTGAACCAACAAGTGTTTCACCAGTTAAGAATGTGCCAGAAACTATCTTAAGTTCTAAGACGTTTGTTGTGGCATTCCAAGAATTGACATATGCTGTAGTTCCACTTACTGAACCTGTTACTATCTCGTTGTAAGAATAACTTCCAGTATTTCCAAGACCGCTTGGCGATCCAATTGTAATTGTTGGTGCTGCTGTATATCCAACACCAGCATCAGTAATTCTAATTGCAGTAACAATGCCTGCAGAACTAATAAGAGCAGTTCCTGTTGCTGTTGTTCCTACACCAATAGGTCCACTAAAGGTTACTGGTGGCGCACTAGTATATCCACCACCACCATTAGTGATAGTAACGACACCTACAATACCATCAGCGATTTGTGTAGTTGCTGCAGCTCCTGCACCACCACCACTGATAAAAGCAACGCCTGGTGCTACAGTATATCCATAACCTGGATTGATAAGTTCAACACCTTGAACTTTTTGGTCGTCAGTGATGCCAATACAATCAACCAATCCAGTAATCATTGTAGCAATACCAACTGCAGTCAATCCTCCAGAAGGTGCGGAGGAAATAGCAACTCTAGGTGCAGAAGTATAATTATCGCCGCGATTTGTTAATGTTATGAATCTTACTCCACCATTTACAATTCCTGTTATCGCAGATGCAGTTGATGCTAAACCAACCATCGTGAGTGTAATATTGTATCCTTGGTCAACAATATTGTCATCAATTTCTGCAACATCAGTATCAATTACCTCATCTTCATATCTAAACAGTTCACAAGTCAACTGATAAACATAATTTTTTTGTAATTGATAAAATGGTTTTTCGTGTTCTACATATTTGATTTCAAATAATCTATCTCCTAAAGGAAAATAGATTAGATCCCCTTCCTTCGGTCTACTTGCAAGTTCTATATTGCTTAAACTTTTAGTTAATGGTGTTATATATTCTTCAAACCTTTCTTTTGAGATTGTCAGAATAAGATCATCCATTTCTTGGATGCCAAATTTTGACATCAAAGTTCCTAGTCCATTATATCCTTCATATGTATCAACATATGCTTCTATTGGATATGCATTATCAAATTTAGATTCAATTACTTCTCTAATTATAGTTTTTTTCGTAACATATTTTCTTGGAAGATAATATACTTCCACACCATATATTTTTAATTGCTCATTAATTAAGTCTTGTATCAGACTTTGTTCTGTTTTTGAACCTTGTTGGAAAAATGGATTCAACATATGATTAACCTATCATATCCAGTGGTGGAAGTTCATATGTATTAGACATTCTTTCCATTATGGTGTCTAATTCTTTTTGTGCATCATCGTATATTTGTCTACCATTTAGTTCAACACCACCAGGAAGTTTTACTCCTTGGAATTTGATTAGGTTTTGACCCCACTGGCGTTTGATAAGAGCGGTCAAATAAATTTTTAAGAACGAATCGTTCCACACACGACTAAAATCATTTGGATCTAACGCACGAAAACAATCAATAACAAAATAATCGCCAACACTAACACTTCCCCAGTCAATATCAAGATATAATCTATCCATTCTTTGATTAAATCTGATTTGTTTTTGTGTTGTCAACAGAAAATCCATATCCTCAAGATATGTCTTGACCATTGCATATGTTAATAATTCTGTTGAACCCCAATAGTAAATATCATTCAAAAACATCTGATACTTAACACTGAACATATTATTAGTTACAGTGTTTGTTCCATCAAAGTGGAATATTTTTGTAATACCAATAACTGATGGTGGAATTTGTAAATAATTGCTGTTTTCTTTGTATGAAAATGTTGTTGCAGCACCTGCTATTGTTGCAGATGCTGTTGTTGTAACAATTCCTGCTGTTGGATTTGCTCCGTTAGGTGCTCTACCTCTATCAATATCTTCTTGAGTAACTTGATACTTTAAGTACATTTGAGAGACACCATCAAAGTGTCTCTCTTGAAAAAATTGAATTGCATCATCAACTAAATCGTCAATTTGCTCATCTGCAACGTTAATTTCCAAAACTGGCGCACCCAGTTTTCTCTTGCAGTAATCTATCAAATCCTGTCTGGAAGATGGTTGCGCCATTTACTTAATAACCTCTAGAAAATATTTATCTTTAGTTGAAACCTATAGTCCTTTTGACAGATTTTTTAGTAATGTTTTAATTTCATCCAAATCATTTTTGATAGAGATAACTTCACATTCTATATTATTAATTCTATCTTTTTCATTTTCTTGAATTTTCTTTCTAGAAAGATACATTGCATGTTCAGATTGATTTGTGCTCACAATAGCATTAGTATTTGTATCTCTATAAAGATGATTTTCACCTTCAACTGGTACTAAATTCATTCTTACCTCAAGCAAGTGCAATAACTCTAAGATCTTGAATTACAGGAACAATAGCCTGATTTGTGGAAGTCATAATAAGTTTAATTCTAAAATTCTTGAATGAAGGCAAATTATCAACAGTAAATTCATATTCCTTAAATGATCTTGGAGTTGGAACATAATCATAGAATGAATTTTTCAATATTAGTGTATCGGGTAATCCTGTGTTAGATGATTGATCAATAACCTGTCCAGAGGAAAGATTTGAATAACCAGGGAAAGCGGTAAATATTGGAGATTCGCTTGCGTCATTTTGAATAGAGTAGAATGCTCTAATATCATTCTGTTCATTTATTGCACCAGTAAGAATAATCTTAACTGATGTTGCTGAAGTCTGTAATGTAATTGGTTTGGAAACATAGTAGAACGAATTTGGATCATTCTCAATTCCATTTACTCTATTATCAGTAATATAGTTTGTGACTGGTTGATTAACTCTGTTTGATGTAAAGATTATGTTAGTTTTTGTAAGGTCAATGCAAGGAGATAATCTTTGATCAACACTTAATAAATTCATATTCATTGTAAAGGACTTATTACCAGGTAAACTTGTTAATCTTGCATCTTCATTCACTTGTGACGCAATAATTCTTGGTGAATCAAAATAGTTTGTATTGTTTAATGAAATTGGTTGGAATCCCTTATCAAGGTAAGGTGTTTCAGTGCCATCAATACTTTGACCACTTACAGTTCTTACAGCAGCAGAGATTGTTGTGAACTTTGGACTGATTGTTCTAATTGAAGGGGTAATAAGTTCAAATGGTACATTATATGTTGCAGAAACATTAAGACCACCTGTTTTCTTGGTCTCGCTGAAGAACAGTGCAGGCAATGAACCAGAACCTGTTCTATCAGTGAGGTCAGTTCCAGAACTCATATCAGCTTTCAGATAGTAATAATCCAATCCAATCTGTTCATTAATATCAGCATCACTTAAATCATGAGTCTTGTTAATTCTCAAAAGTGAAACGCCATTAAGTTCATACTTATAGACCAATTCACCATTGTTGTGTGTAAATGCTTTAGTTCCATCTACTTCTCTGGTTATACCTGTTAAAGTATTTCCGGAAACACCAGTGTATTTGATAATTTCATTTCCAATTAAAACATATCCTGGGTTTGTGCTTGCAACACTTACATTTTCAAAAGATGTGAAGTTTGAAGTGCTGGCAACAGAAATACTTGCTGTAGATGTTGCTTCATAATCAAGAGAAAGCGATGTTGGTGCTACATCAGATTTTGCACTAATAATTGTGACTTTATTGACATCAGAGTGCATTCCGTGGTTTCTTTGATTGACCTTGAAATGTAATCCATCATAAATTTCTTCAACTGGTTGTGTTATAGTAACATTGCCACCATAAGCACTATTCAATGTTGTGGTTACACCAGAGTTGTTAATATAGGTTAGTGTGTATCCTGCTCCAACAGTAAAGTCGCCTTGAACATCATCAATTACCAATTCATTAACACCACTCAGAGCAGAAACACTTAATCTTAGATTTCTTCCAATAGACGATATTCCGATAGAAGAAACTGTGAGGAGATCTCCAACAGCATATCCATTTCCACCATTGACAACAGTTGCAGCAACTGCAACACCACTATCAATTGTTATATTTGCAGTACCATTCTTACCTGTTCCAGTTACATTAGTAAGAACAAGATTATTGTAGGTAAAAGCACCTGCGCTTGGTGTATATCCAATACCTGCATTTGTTACACTTAAAGTTGCTACTGTTCCAGCAGTGCCAACAAGAGTTCCTGTTGCGCCAGATTGTAACTGAATAAATGTATTTCCATTTGTTAAAGTATCCTGAACTGTTGTTCCAATTCCAATTCTAACAGTCTTTGAATCAATATCAAACGGATCTTTTCTCAGTACATCTACACCATTTGTCGGTAATGTTGGATTGAAGAATTGTACTGATCCGCTAGAAACAAAGTTAGCACGATAAAGTTCAAACTTAAGGTCTTCATACTGACTTGCATCCCAACTTGAAGCGTTTTGTGACTTGAAGAGTGAACCAAGAATTGGTTGTGAAGATACAAGAATTTGACCTGCCTCTGTTGCTGCAGAGGTAACATCTGCTTCACCAAGACGAGAAATCCAAACAGTATATTCTGTAGAATCTGAAAGCAACACAATTGCATATTCTGTTTCACCATTCAAATAGATTGGAGAATCAAATTCAATTGTTGTTGGAACAGATGCATCTTCGGATACGTTAACTTGATCGGGAGTTAATTCAACTTCCGAGAATGGAAGTATCTTCAACGTTGGGAGACCAACTTTGATTTCCCTGAGTTGACAATATACAGGTAAAGTCGAATCTTTTGTTCTAAAGTATACATTCAACTTAGTTACAAAGATACCAGTTGCATCATCAACGTAGAATGATTGTGCAAGTGGGTCTCTTCTTTGTTGTTGCTGTATATTTTGTGTTATGTTTTGTGTTATGTTTTGTGTGACATTTCTTGTTACGTTAGTAACATTGGTAATATTATTAACTACCTGTGATTGAATCTGTGTAGATGAAGAAGTTGTGGATCCTGCGTTAGCGGTTGCAACAGAAGATGCGGTTAAAGTTCTTGTCTCTTCAAAATCTTGATGCTCAACCCTAGCATTTCTGAGGGAAAGAGTGACTTCCTGAGTATTATCAATATCACCTTGTGAATAGAAGATTTCTTCAGCAGATGTTGTTACAACACCACCAATTCTACTATTTGTAGAACTATTCGTTAATCTGAATACACTTCTTCCTGTTTCAAATACTGGATTTCCTGGAACATTACCATCAGGAACAAGGTAAGTACCAATTACAGTGCCAATGTTATCGGTCACCATTCTGAGGTTTGAAACTGTTGCAACAGCACCACTGGTTTGACCTCTAAGAATCATTCCAGTTCTTGCCCAACCCCAAAATTCTGGTTGTCTTTCATTTGACAGACTGAATGTATCAATGTTCAGTAATGTGCTGGTTGATGAATAATTTTCTGGAACATTATTTTGTCTGTCATATGGATTTTGTACATAAAAATCTGTAGGACTATCATAAGGTCCATACTTATGATTTGAAACTGCAAGACGGAACGAAATATAAGGAAGTGTGCTTGTATCAAAACCATCAACTATATTTGCTGTTGGCATTGTACCGATAATGTTTTCACCAACTTGGAATGTTCCAGAAGTCATTGAAACTTCCAACAGTTTTGGTGTGCAGAAACTGTTTACATCAATACTATCAAAGAATCCATATACCTGAGTATTTGGTTTCAGGCGCTTACCAGTAAACTGAATGTTTCTGGAGCGCATAAATTGAATAATATTTCTGCTTACAATTCTATCGCCAAGAGATTCTGTATCAATTTGCTCTCTAACTGTATGCTGAACACCAGTTCTTCTTTGGTCTAAGTTAGTTGTAAGACTTACACTTCCCCCAATATCAATACTAGTTGTTGTAGAAACTTCCTGTTGTCCGCCACCAACATCAGTTGTGCTTGAGGAAGAAGACATACTTGCACTTAAAGTAAGTCCAAGGTCTTGTCTGATATTATTTGTTTCCCAAGAATTCCAAATAATAGGACTTACACCCAATCTTGAACCATCTGCTTGGTCGGTGACCTCTGCTCTCAGTGCTTCTGCAACACCGAGGAAAGAACCTTCCATTCTTACATCTCTAAGTTCAAGACGATTTACATCAATCCAAACATCAACAGTTGGTTCAAGTTCAATTGATCCTTCCCATGTCTTTACAAGATATGGAGTTACATTTTCAACTCTTGTAGCAAATGGTTGCTCAACCCAAAGAACATCATCATAATCCAAACTTAAAACACTACCAGTTTTTCTGATATTTGTTCCAAGAATATTGCTTAGATAATTTTTGTCTTGATTTGCATTGGTTGTTGTTCCAATTCCTGCAATTGCATCAGAACCTAACTCAAGATTGAGTGAGGTTGTATAGTGTGATGGTCTAAGATGTCCATTTTGAATATCTAAACTATTCTTTACACCAACAGTATTATCCTGAACACCAACAGAAGAGAAGTTATCAATTAAGAATCCTGACTTGAATCTATTTAAACCTAGAGAATCAGAAATAAACAAGTTAGCAGTGTTATTCTCAAGCAATGAAAGACTTGTATAATATTCAAGATTCTTAATTCTATTTTCAAGTCTAAAGATATCACTCATCTGATATCTCTTGTGATCAACAAAACTTACTTCGGCATCTCTAACATCATAAAGATATGGAGGTAAAGCAATATTTGCAATATTCAGTCCGTTAGATACTTCTTCAGGAAGTTTTGGATTATCTGCTGGTTCTCCAACCTTTAATTGGAAAATACCCTCTTTTGTCAAATAAATTCTATCAATTCTTGGGAGATAATATGTAAATGACAGTGTTTCAGATTCATCAGATGCTAAAACATAGTTGGTGCTATGATTTCCACTAGTAAATGTTCTTCCTTCAAATTCAAATGGTGATCTAGATCCAGCAGAAACTGTAAAATTACTAACTCTAGGTCTTGCGTCTAAAATATCAGTGTTTCTGAACTGATTTACTGATTGAATATCCTTTCCATAATCAAAAAGATCATAAGAATTTGCAGTTGTTACATCACCAGTTTCTGAAGTGTCATAATAACCGTTAGAATAGACAATTTTTATTTTTCTTGTGGGTTCTTTGGTATTTTGTTTTCTTAAAATATAACTATAGTCATAATGAGTTGCTGTTTGTCCATTATAGAAAGTGAAATTATCAGTAATATTTTTACTTCCTTGATTTAATGTAAATGCAATTCCATTAACATTAGATTCCAAAAACTTGACAATTTCGCCATTTTGGAAAACATTTTTATTTAAATAAACAAGAGATATTTTGCTGCTATCTAATCTTTCTGCATAAATCGCTCTTGCACCACTAATGGATCCAACAAATTCTTCTCCAATAATTAAATCATCAGTTTTTGCTGTTGGACCATCTAACGAACCAACTACCAAGTTTGGAAGAACTGGATCGGAAGTATCGCTAGACTCGTAAATTCCATGAATCTTTATTACATCAGGAATATTTAAAGAAATCTTTTCGTCTTGAACACGAGTTCCGAATGGATAGGTTCCAAATGTTAATCCATCATTCTTTGTGGTAGTTCCAGTGCCAGAATAATCATATTTGGATTTATCAACAATCAAAGATCCAATAGGCGCTTTTCTTTTTACTTTTGAAGTTACTGATTCTTTTCTTAAAGTTGCTACTAATTTTGCACCAGTATCATTTGAACCTAATCCATTAATAACAAGTTCAGTAGAACCATTTGTAAATTGGAATTTGTCTTCTGTGAGAATTTCCAAAGTTCCATCAGATCTCGACAGAATATATCTCTCTTCATCAAAAGGCAAAAATACTTGATTTGCTGCTGCAGTTACTGTATTTGTTGAATTATCTGTGATAGTAATATCAAATTCTCTTCTAATAACCAAAGAAGAATTTGTAAGATCAACAGATTCAATATTTACTTTTGGTAACGGTGAAAATAGTCTATTATTATTTTGAGTTACTTGAAGTTTGGTATAAAGAACGGAAAGATCGTTTACTTCAGTAGAAACTGCAGAAGGCAATCCACCATCACAAACACCATTTACTGTAGTAATTCCACTAACAATAATAGAGTTTGTTAATACTTGATCAACTCTTGCAAAAGATTTGGTTGTAAATTCTGGTCTTGTATATTGAATTAAATTGCCTGTTGTAACAATTCCAGGGAATGCTACAGTTGGGCTAGTAATAGTAGAAACACCAGCAGAAAAACCAGAAATAGATGCATTACCATTTCCAACTAAAGTTGATACTGATTGGATGGTATCTGCAGAGAAAGTTTTTGATGCTCCAACATTTGCATAAAGAGACTTAACACCAGAAAGTCCATAATTACTAAATCCAATGCTAACTCTAGTATCATTGACGCTATCAAATATTAACTTTTCGCCATTAATAAAGTTACCTGAAATTTGATATACAGTCAGTGCTACACCAGCAGAAACATTATGCTTGAGGAACGCTGTAGCACCACTAGAATCGCCCTTAATGTATGTTGGTGTGCTTAAAGTAACTGCTTCATTTACACTCAGGTCACCAAATGTTTGAACATCAAATAAAGAAATATCCCATCTGTTAATATTTTGATTTTCTAATTCGTAAGAACCAGATTCCAGAGCAAAATCATAGACTCTTGCTACACCTATTTCCTTGCCCGCAGGTGCATATGAACTTAAACCAACCCTAGCATCTCTAAGACTAATCGTTGATGAGGTATTAATACCAATAGAAGGAGCACCAGAAGATCTGTTTAAGTTGAGGGTAGAACCAAAACTAAAATTAACTGCTTGATTTTGGATTAAGTTTGTGGTTCTTGGTTTTGGTGCATCCAAAAGGACTGGAGAAATAGTTTCTACTTCATATCCCTTTACATATGCTTTTCCTGGACTAATTTTATAAACCATCAAATCTTCTGATGGAGAAACCCCAGAAGATGTCTTTTGATTTTCTAAGTAAATGCCATTATTTCCTTTTCCATCATTCAAACTTTCTTTACAAAAAGTACTGAAAGATTTTATGTAGTAGTTACCCGATTCATCAAAAGTTCTACGAGCAAGTTCGTCTGCTAAAAGATTGTACTCTGTATTTTTGTTAATCTTTCTGAGTACACCATCCTTTACATTTGCTAATTCAATAAAACTTGGATAATCATAATTATCTAAAGGTTTCTTTGATAAAATAGCAGATATTTTTAGTCTATCGGCACCTGGTGCGGCATAGTTATTAAATCCATTTGCATTATCACTTAAATTCTTATCAACATCAGCTGATATAACTTCTTCTATAATATCAAAACCAATTCTATAACTTGGTGTATTTGTATATTGATCTAAAATTAAAATTTCATCATCAACATCAACAAAATAACCTCTAAGAAAATAAACTCCAGCACCTAAAGCAAAGGCAGAACCAACCGAATTTGCATTTGAAGCAATAGTCCTAGCAAATCCTTCTCCTGCAGAAATAAATGTACTGCCAAAAGAAATATTTGAATCAGTAATTAGATTTTCACCATCTTCAAAATCTCTTGAAGACAAATTATTTTGGTTTGACTGATAATAGTCAACATATAGAGTGATATTTCCTCTTTCAGACTCATCTGAGGTAATAACCTTTTTAATAATTGCAACAACACCAGAAGTTTCTCCTCTGATTTGCAATCCAACTAAATTATCGAGATATAATGATACTGGAATGCCTAAAAAGTTGCTTTCAACCTCAACTGCATAAAAATTTTGGATATATGTAAGGTTTCCTGGAATTACCTTCGCACCTTCTTTGAAGAAGTGATTGCCAAATTGCTCAACTTGATTTTGAAGGATTGACTGTAAAGTAGTCAGTTCTCTAGCTTGTACTGGATAACCAGGTTTAAAGAGAACCTTGTAATAATTATTATCTTTACCACCAATCACTGGTTGATTGTAGTCATCAAAATATGGAGCTACGTTGAGGTTGGTTTCTTGAGACATAATTCCTTAGAATTGCAAAATGACTTTAATATCTTCTTTTTGGTTTGTTGACCGTGTAATTGATGGTCTATTATCAACGTAAATGATGTTTCCAGAATACTTTTGGACTTCTGGTTGTGACACACCCTTAACAAACTGTTGGCCCAAATAGTATGTCCTACTATTTATTATGGTACTGATACCCGGATTACTTTCACTTCCAAATGTTGTTTGGATTCCTAATGTTGCACTTCCACCAAGAACATTAAAGGATCCACCACTACCAATATCAGCAGTAAATCTATGTAAAGTAAACCCATAGGTTGGTGATGTATTTTGAGTACCATTGGTATTAAAACCACAATGATATCTGTCTTGCCAGTACTTCAGAACACCGGTATTTTGATCGTAAGAAATTACTCTACCAAAAGCAGTTGATCCAACACCGATAGTTTGGGTGATTTGTGTATCTGCATTAAAGACGACAGAACTATAACCAATACCAGTTAGTTTAAGTGCATAAACAGCACTTGCTTTATCTAGAGTTAAAATACTATCAGATTCATAACTCAATGGACTTTCTACAATACCAACTCTAGCGATTTGGTTTCCAGTAATAAAGTCTGGATTTTCTGTATCATTCTCGATTCTAGAATAAAGAAGAACATTATAAGCACCAAGTTCTCTATAAACATCTGCACCATGACCACCTTGTGGTGGAATAATAACATTGAAAACTGGTGAAGTTGTACCTGTTGGAACATTACCCCCAACAAGATCTAATGTACCAAAAGTATATCCAGATCCACCATTAGAAATTGTTACACTTTCAACTTTAGAATCATTATTAATAACAACTGTTGCTTCAGCACCAGATCCATCACCCCTGACAGGAACTCTTGTATAGGTTCTGTTTGCAGTCCCTAAACCAACACCTCTATTAGTAATGGTTATAATTTTTAACTGTCCACTTGATGCTGCATTATTTCTAACTGCTGCTTCTCTTGAACTTGTATCCCAGTTTTGTGGAACTGGCATATAGTTTGTAGAATCAAACTTTACAATGTCACTTGGACTAATTGTGTAGAGATATTTCCAAATATAACCGTCACCACTTGTTCCTGCTTCTCTTGGTTCTAAATCAGTAAATGTTGGTTCATCAAGAGAAGGTCTTCCAGATGGGTTTTCTGGAGAAGTTCCATTCTGTAAACAAATATAAACCCTGTAATCGCTGTTTAGGACATAATAATTTGCAGAATATAGATCAACAGCATTTGATGGTTGTGATGGATTTGTTGCCCTGATATCATGGCGATACATATCATATGTAACACCAGAAGTCCAAGTAGTTTTTCTTATAACCTGTCTGACATCTGTTTTAGATATTTTTTTCAATGCAATCATTGTGTCCCAATGATTGTTCTCTTGATTAAAATTGTCCACAGGTGAAGGTGGACTTGTATTCCAGTCAGTATCATAATCAGTTGGATTTGGAAGTCCAACGAACGAATAGTAGGAGTTACTAGTAGAAGCAACTCCTGCTATAAAGTTCTTTGCATTTAATATACGAAGTTGATCAGTAATTATTGCAGCCATTTGACGGGAGTTTTTATTTATTTATTAAAGGTATTATGATGCTTTTGTAAGTCTTACTCTACTCCTTGGATATTTGACACCACTAGAAGTTCCTCTTCTTGGATTAACAGTATATCTTGGAACAGATATGCCTTCTTCAGGTCTTTCTTTAAAATAAAAAAGATAATAATTTCCCGCACCTTGCAAATCTGTATTATCAGTGACTCCGCCACTTGTGGTTGTCATTTGACCTGTTGTTTGATGCTGCTCGATATAATCAAAAATATCACTTTGCATCATTGCTGGATATTGTTCAAGAAGACAAGCAAGAACACCACAAACCTGTGGGGATGCCATACTTGTTCCATCGTATTTTGCAAATTTATATGAAGAATTTCTACTGTCATTAACTGTGGTTACCGTTCCACCCGTTACTGTTCCATCATTCACGGCAGAAATAATATTATCCCCAGGAGCAAAAATATCAACTCGTGGTCCACAGTCACTAAAAGTTGCCTTTGACTCATTTACCAATGCACTTGCTGCACCAACACAAACACTAAGTCGAGTTGTACTATTGGGACGCAATGCTGCAGTGTTCCAAGAACCTCTCATGTAATAATAAGGTCCGCCATAGATAACAGCATTATCTCTGTCAGTTCCTCCATATTGATCTATCTTTTCACTTTCATTTCCAGCAGCCCCAACAAAAATTATTCCATCATCAACACAATCTTCAATGTCCGCAACAAGAGTTGGATCCTGATACCCGACATAAATGGTTGATACATCATAATAAAGAACACCACGAGAATTTAAATCACCGTCACTTGGATTTGTGCCACTATTAACTCCCCTATAAGATACATAAGTATTTGAATCTCTTGGGATTCCATTATAAGATCCCCAACTATTATTGACTATAGTTGGATTTCTTCTACCTGTAGATGCATTTATTTCTTTTTGATTATGCCAAGCTCTAACATATTCAAACAAATACTGATTTGCTATTTGAGAGTCATATGGACTCACATAATAAATGTTTGCGTCTCTTGCCCAACCTACAGTATTCCCAGCAACTATTCCTGCTACGTGCATTCCATGATTATCATTAGCATTGTTTAGAGATGTACCAGAACGATATGTGTAAGTTCCATTAGCACCTCCTGTGACTTGATTGGTAAGAGAAAACCAATTAAATTGCTGAACTCTTGATCCACCAGTTCCATCAGGATTTACTGCAAACTCTGGATGGTCTGGATTCAAATGTCCATCAACTATCAAAACATCAACATTTTTTCCAGAACTAGTAGTTCTTATTGTAGCAGATGCATCAACTGTACCATCTGACCCCCAATTTGAAACTTGAGTTCCTCTTGTGCATCTATAAAGTCCCCAATTTATGTTGGTGTTTGATATTGATGCGCTTTTATCAAAATCACTTGATGTTTGTTCCCAAAGAGGTCTGTTAATTAAAGAATCAATTACCGACTGCTTACTGATACCAATTACCCTCTCATCATTAAGCAAATTATTAACTTCATCCTCCGTTAAATCATATCCAGTGTTTCTACTAATTGGTCTTCTGTCATAGCAGGAAACTTCTCTTTCCGGAATTGTTTCACTCCCACCAGAAGTTTCCATATCATCATAAAATTGTTGAATGTCAGTTCCTTTTTTAACTGCAACTATGTACTTATCCATTAGTCCTCCATTTTGACCAGTGTTATTGTGACACCAATAGCAGTTGAAGTTGATTCATTATTTAAAACTCGAAGATAAATTGTATTTTCGGTTGGGGAATCATTATTCCACCCAATAACTCCTGGAGACATTTTAAAACTACTAGATCCTGTAGTTTCCGTATAAACTTCAGCAATAACACCAGAACCTGGTTCGGGATCTTGTAAATGTGTTCTAGCTGAAGCGTCGGCAGTTCTAGATGCAGAGTCTGTATATAAAGTTACCCAAGCAGCATTTCCAATATCAACTTTAAGCAAACCATATGTTTTGAATCCTTGGATACTAACGCTTTCTGAAGAACCTGCACCAAGAGAACTTGTAGTTACAGTTCTAGTTGTTCTAAATCCTATTGGTTCATCATAACCAGATGGTGCAATATGAATAGTACCACTCATACCAACGTGAGAAGTGCATTGATAATAAAGAGTATTTGGCGCATTAAATGGAACTTCCCATCTTAAAGTGCCATTAGAAACACCATTATTAACCACACCAACATTATAAGGTTGTCCTGAAGTATTTTGATAATCAAGTTGAATTTGGAATGGATGTGCTCCCATTTCATTCACAAACTCATAAACTCTACCTCTTTGAAGATGTAAAGTTGGATCATTTTGTAGTCCTGCAGTAATACCAATACCACTAAAGATATAATGATCTGTTCCACTTGCAGAAAGATTCCATCTGCCATCCGCAGCATTTGAAGCATCACCATAGTAAGTAGCACCAGTAACAGTACCAAGCGTAGAAACACCAGAAACACTTAATTGGTCAGTAAAAGTAGTTCCAGTGATTGTTACACCAGCACCAAAAGTTTCAAACTTCTTAGAGTTATCATAATAAAGATCTACTGAACCATTTGGAGTAAATATCCCCATAGGTTCTCCACCACTACTATGTCTTATTTCAATAGGACTTCCAGTAGCAGTATCAATAATAAATGATCCAGAAGTATTTTTATTTCTAATTAGTGAATTATTTGTAGATGATAGATGAGTAATTAAAAGATCACCACCACTAGCAGCACCCAATTGTATTTCGTCATTATCTCCAAGAATTAAGTTAGATTGGAGAGTAACATCTCCTTGGAAATTAGCGGTAGAATTTGCGTCAATTGCACCACTAAAAGTAGAAACCCCAGAAACATTCAGAGTTTCAAGAGAAGTATTACCTTGAACTGTAAGAGCACTAGATGCCGTTGTAGTTCCTATACCAATATTTGATGTTGTATTAATACCTGTGGCATTTTGGGACCAATACGATTCTCCACCACCACCAGTAGCAGTAATTGTAACTTGACCAGTATTTTGATCTACAGAAATTCCAGACCCAGCTTCAATTCTTGTAACTGCTGCGCCAGTAAGAGTAGTTCCACCAACAACAATTGATGTTGCATCAATAATTCCTGTAGAACCATTAATAGTTACACCAGATCCCACACTGATTGTATTTGAAGACCCGTCGAGTGTAATTGATGCTGTTCCTACTGTTAGTATTCCAGTTACTCTTGCATTACCATTTACCCATAATGACGTGCCAGATGCACCTACAGCACCAACTTCTAATGCAAACCTTGGATTTGTAGTTCCTATTCCAACACTTGATAGTGTATTGATTCCAACAGCGGTAACTTCCCAGTTACCGCCAGAGAAATTCAAATTGGTTCCATCACCAAAATAATTGTAAATATCAGAAAAATTAGAATTTATAATACCACCAGCAGCACGCAGAGTATCCCCTGTTCCATCATTTGCTATTGAACCGGTGTTTATTGCTACTCTTGCCATTGTTACTTAGGTTTTCTTTTATTTATTTTATTAACTGGTGTAATTTAAATATTTCAAAGATGCGGTTCTATTGACTAAAGTGGAGGATGATATTCCACCTACTCCATTGGTTGTATAAGAATTAAATACACCATTTTCCAGTGGTTCTGAAAGAACAATTTTGCCCCAACTAAAGTTGCCATAATAATTTGATGTTGAAATGCCTAAGAAAGAACCACTACTAACATCAACAGAACTAAATTCGTATGAAGTAGAATCAAATGTAATATTGGTAGTGCTGAAATTAATTGTGCCTAACCCTGCGGTTGTTCTTGCATAAACTCTTCTAATATTTGTTGTTCCAATTCCAATAATATTTGTAGAAACATCTACGTATGATGATACGAAATAAACATTATCTAGATATTGTGTCCCAACACCAATTATATTATTGGAAGTATCAAAAGAATTGATTGAAGTTGTTGCAAGTCCAACATTAGAATTGTAAACGACAAAGAAGTCTCCTGTAGAAATACCACTAATAGTGATAGCAGATCCAACTATAGAAGGATCTCTTAAGAAAGAATCGGTTGGAATATGAAAATCAAATATTGTCTCTATCGTTGTAGTACCAACTCCAACAATTACACCTGCATCACCAGAATATAAATTTGTATCTACAGTTTCATCTAACAAAGATGGTGGTTCAATAAGAACTACTGGTGGATTTGTGGTTGTATAACCAGTTCCAGGATCAGTAACTGTAATAGTATCAACAATACCTGACGATATTGTAGAAGTCGCTGATGCTCTTAATGTAGAACCAAGACCAACAGGACTTTGCAGTGTAACCACTGGAGCAGAAGAATAACCATATCCACCATCAGTAATACTAATTGAGGTTATTGTTCCTGCGGCAGAAACTATTGCTGTTGCAGATGCTGCTACTAGTGAATCTTGAGATGTAAATGTAACTTTATTTTGGAAACTCAACAAAGGACTTTCATTCTGTGCATCAAAGAATGGTTTGATATTGTCCACATAAACTGTTGTTGACCCAATACCAACAGCATTAATTAGATATGATGAAGGATTAATCAGGGGTTCATAATGAATTCTATCTTTTCCAACAATTCTACCATTAATGATTCTGTCAGAAGTTTGTCTGCACCATTTAACTGGTCTTACCAAAGTATCATCTGTAGTAATTCCTGGTCCAGAATATGGGTTTGTTTCTAAGGAATCTGTAGTATTGATACCAGTAATAACTCTAACTTCTTCTTGAAGTCCTGGTCCTTGCCCAAAACCTGGTTCATAGTTCAAAGTAATTTCATCACCAACCTTAATTGATTCTAAAACATCTCTAAAGATTACATCAATATCACCACTTCCTTTATAGAATAGAACTTTTACAAAATCACCTTCTTTAGGAGCTTCACTAAACTCTACAACACTACCACCTTCAAAGTAGTACGCTTCACCTGGTTTTTGAAGAATATCATTGACAAATATAAGGAGTGTTGATTTTATATCAATGTTAGATCCTTTTGCTGCACGGATTGTAACCAGGTTTCCACCAAGTTTTAATGGGAACTTCTTAGTTGTGCCATCAAATAGATCCTCAAAACTATCAAGAACTTCTAACTGTCCAAGAACCCATCCTGCGAATAAGTCATTATATGTTTTATCAATTGTAACTTGGAACTGTTCATATGGTTTTGTGGTATCTGTTGGAATACCTGTGTTACCACCAATTTCAACTGTCAGAATTTCTCCTTGACCATATCCATATCCAGTATTTTTAATTGTAAAATCAATTACACTAGAACCTTGACCAACAACAACATCAATTTTTGCTTCAGTTCCTATTCCTTGATAAGAGGAAGAACTATAAATCAAAGGAATATTGGAGTAAGAGAGAGGATCATCAAAAACAACAATTGGTGGATTAGTTGTAGTGTATCCAAATCCAGGATTAGTAATCGCAACACCAATGATATGACCATTGCTTACCGAAGCAGTTCCAATAAACTCAATATTTGGTGTTCCTGTGCTTGCAGTTTGAACTCCAACATTAACTACGGTTTGTATTCCAATTCTATATCCAGAACCACTATTTCCGATACTAATTGCTGAAATAGTTCCAGCAGCAGAAACAACAGCAGTGCCACCAGCAGAAACCAAAGGTTGTAATCCAAATCCTGTAGAAGAACCAACAGAAACAATTACACCACCAACAGGAACATTTGCATTATTGACATCATATCCAACAGAAGATGCTGTTCCAATAAATCTGATACTTGAAATGCCTGCACTTTCTATCAGCGTATAATCTTCCAATTCTGCTTGTGCTCCTTGTGGACCTTGGAACACTCCATTGATAAGGATTACTGCATTATTTGTTGAGAAACCAGTTATATTTTGGTTGTCTGCAGTCAAAGTAAATGTCTTACCAATTCCAGTGAACTGATTAGATATTCCATCAAAGATATAGTTGGTTTCATAGGTCTCTTGTGCAGTGTTTGTAACACCACTTCTCATAAATGTTCTGCCCTGGAAAGTTGAATGTGTAGCAATTCCAACCCAATCTCTCTCATTTGGAGGATTTGTTACACTTCCTATAGGTGTTAATCCGTGTGGTGCTTCTGCAAAGTGAATTGTATTTTCAACAATATTGTAATTTCCATCAATAATTCTAATAACATCACCAGAAGAATGAGTTGATAATCCAGTTCCCATCCAAGGTCTATCAACTAATACAATATTAGTACTTCCAAGACCAACTGTATTGACCTTCATAATTTCGTTATTAATTTGAATCAAGTTCCCACTAAAGAATGAAGTAACTCCAGTAAAGGTGAGGCGATTGTCAACAGTAGTTATATTTTTTGCTAAAGTTGTGGTAATTGATGTTCCAACAATTGGTGATTGAATATAATTATCAATTGCAATAAGACCTTTTGCATTCTGATTAGTTGCGGTGAAAGAGTGCGATGTTCCAATTCCAACAGATGTAATATCAAAAATAACCGGTGTTGGTTTTAATGCATTAGAAGCACTTTCTGCCAATTTAATAGTACTTTCATTCACTTTTACGACATAAACTGATGATGGAAGTTTATCGGTCAAACCAATACCAGTAACAACGGTTGCAGCAATTCCAATTGCTTGCGTTGTTCCAGCACCAGCATAAGAATATCTTACTTCTTCACCCGTTACAAAATAATGATCAGGAATGAAAATAGAATCCGTTGATACATTAACAATATCTGAACTACTTCCATTGAAGTATCTTAAGAATATTGGATTTTGGTTGTGAGTTAAGTCGAAACTTCTTTTAACAGATTTTTCTGTTCCATCATAGTTTCCATAACTGCTAACAATTTCAGCATTATTAAGATCGATTGATGTATTGGATACAGAATCTTTAACAAGACCCAGTGCATTTTGGAAGACTCTTACTTGAACATCAATACTTGGTTCTGGTGTAAAAGTTAGTTGAGTTCCGTTTGTGCTTATTGCAGCACCAACATTTCCTAAAGATGTGTGTGACTGAATAATTCCATATTCAGTCATAGAAACATCTGCTCCATCATCAATGACTATAACCTCAGACATTTGATATCTTTGGTTTGTAGTATCTTCAACACTTACAATATAATATGCACAAGAACTATTATTTGGATATTCAGTAATCACAGTTTCCACAGGGGAACCAGAAGCAGTAATTGAAGCAATACCAGAACTTACATATCCCGACTTTAACTCTTCTGTTCCTACACCAACGAATGCTGATGTGGAACTTGCTATTGATACAACTAATGTGTTGATTGTTACACCAACTCCAAGAGCTGCATTTGGTTTAAAGTCAATCTTAATATTTGAACCATCAATATATGGAATGTATGTGCCAAGACCTGGAACACCATAAGGATTAATAGATGTATGATCTGTTAATTGTCCATACTCAACAATATCAACATTAGTTCCATCTTGTAAAAGATTAATCTCATCGAATTCGTAATAAGAACCATCAACTCCACCGATTTCAACAAGAACTTTTGCAGATCGATAAGTATCCGCTATTGAAACTATAGTTCCTGCAGAAGATGAACCAGAAGCAAATGTGGTTTGTGTAGAATTGATGTTAACAACATTGCCCAATGAACTCTGACCTATACCTGATACAGAATCTTTCAAATCATGCGAAATGTATGAAATGTCATAATCATTTACTGAGTACTTAATTGGATAAAAATTAAGTTGTCCTAAAGTTGATGTTATACTAAAATCAAAAGATCCAAGATCCAAATATGTTTCTACTCTGCCATATTGATTAAGATACCCATTAACATTGTCATGTAGTAATGATACTACCATAATCTGTCTTTCTAATGTGTATCTCTTATCTCTTACAAATGTAAAATACTTTTTAGTTCTAACAGAATCCAATTCAAATTGATCAATAGTACTGAATCTTGTTGGTCTTGCTCTGTCATTAAATTGATCACTTATATCATCAATAATAAGAACTCTATTTCCTACAGACTCAAAATAATCAGTGAGAATTCTGTTTTGAAGTATTACTTCATCAGAAACTAAACCTGTACCAATTCTAGTTGTAGTTTCTGTTGCCAAATCAAATGTATAAACGCAGTTAAGATTTCCACTACCAACCAGGTCAACAACTACATCTGTAATACTATCATCAGAGAAAACGATTGCAGAATTTCTATCACCATCTTGATTTTCAATCATTAAATCAGAGAATTTCAAAAATCCTCCAGTATGATTTAATGATTGTACAGGTTCTTCCCAGGTTTCATATGGAACTCTAGACTTCAACGAATATGAGAAATATTGATAGTAATTATTATCAGCAATTCTTTGTACATTATTGTTTAAGAATCCAGTATCATAAGTCCATCCTTTATTGAGTAAAGAAATTGGTGCTAATTTTACAAAGGAATCAAAATCTATCTTTTTCTTTACTACACCTCTAGTATTTGAAGATTGTCCAGTAAGAACTTCTCCTATCAATAAATCACTATCTGTAGATACCTTAAGATATTCAATTTTATTGTTCCAACTTTCTACAATACCAGAACCCGATTGAGAAAATACTTGTTCACCCTCAAAGAAATCATTTTTTCTCAGTTTAATGTCAAAAACAGGGAAATCATTTTTATTAACAATTCTTCCTGCAGAATTTAATTCATCAAAAATTCCTGGGAATTCATTAGTTGTAAGATATTCGGATATATTATATGTAACTGAACCAGTGTTTCCACCTAAAGCAGGATTTACAGATGTTAAAGTAAATAACTTATAATCATAACCAGATGAATTAAATCCTCTTGCTGTTGATCCAACACCAACGCTTGTATTTTCAATTAAAACTTCATCGCCAACTGCAAATGGGAATGAATCACTAAATCCTGTGTTAAATCCAACGGTAACATCTTTTGTGGTTGAGTTATATGAAATTGTATTAATTCCGACACCATTGGAATTATAAATTGGAATAATTGTTGGTGTAGTATTATACATTCCATATGTATTCTTCACTATTCTCACATTTGTTGCACCAAGATCATATCTTAAATCAACATCAGATACTACTTTTTTGGTAAACCCATCAATAACAACTAATCCAGGCGAGGTTAAATAATTTTTACCTGCGGAAGTAATACCAATACTATTAAAAGAAGTTAATGGTTCAATATTAAGTATTTCGGGTAGATTTAATGAAGGTGATAATGTCAAATCTGTTGGATAGTCAAATCCAATATTTTCTATTTCACTCTTAACAATTTTACCAATAGAATCGCTATCGGATTCAAAGATAGCACCACTACCATAACTTGTAATTACCGAACTAATTCCTGGGGTAAATTGATAATTACTTCCCCCATTAATTACATTAACTTTAGATATTGATCCATAAGCAGTGGTTGATGTTGTCTCATAATAAAGATTTGCATTGGATGCTGTATAAGACGACTCTTCTGGATAACTTGTCAAGTTGAAGGTAAAGGTGTTTGTTGTTCCAATACCGGTGATTCTGTGAGTTCCAGAATAAACACTATCAATAAGATTAATTTGATTATTATTAAAGACATCATTGTCCGTGATTATTTCTTTCTTTGTATCACTTATAAAATCAGAATTAACATTTTCCAATCTATAGTATAAAGTATCCGAAACATAATCATTCAAAATAAGTGATACACTTGCAGTAGTATCAATACCAACCTTACCTGTTCTAACTACTTCAAAATTATTAGAAGTTCCAGTTCCATCAAATTCATAATGATAGTGTGAATCTGAGTAGAAATTGAGTTGGAAAGCTGAATATAAAGTTGGTCCACTCAAATAAGACAATGACGAATCTGACAGATCAAATTTAATAATCTTATTTCTATAAAGATTTAATTGTGGGTTTACTAAAGAAAGAACACCGTCAGATGCACTTGTTATATCAACATAGTTTGGAATACTCAATGAGAGATCGTACCGTGTATTGCAAAGTCTTACTTTATCTTTAGTAAAGTATAAAACATAATAGATTTTTTCATTTACTAATCCACCAGAAGGTGATGTTGATGTATGAATTACTTTATCGCCAGTATTAAGATTGTGATTTTCAATATAAATTGTATCCTCGGATACATCTATATCAGCAGATTCAAATGATTTGGGATTAAAGACAGATCTTCTATTACTATCATCATATTTTACTACTATAGTTTCCTGATTGATGGGGATAGATGAAAATTCAATACTATCTCCAGTCAAAAGACCATGAGTAGATGCAGTTGCTACAGTTACGATGTTTTTAGAAATTTCTCCAACAATTGACTGCTTCTTAGTGGTGAAACTATGATAATCACCAGTACCAAAATTTTCAAAGAAGAGAAGTCCTGTTGCATTTGTTGTTCCGACTCCAACAAAAGAACCTGTTGTGCCAAGTCCAACTTTTACTGTAGATATTCCAATAAGGTTGTTGGAAATTTTAGCAACATAAAGATCTTGATTTTGTGGAAGTGCAAAAGATATATTTCCATTAAAAACTGTTATTTCGGTTCCACCATGAGTTGAATATTCAACTTTTTCGCCGGTTTTTAAATTATGATTTGGAAGATAAATTGATTGATATGGAACAAAGACTTGGGTTAAACCAGCACCTGGAAGAGAGAAAACAACAGTTGTTCCAATACCAACAGAAGCAATTGTCCCAACTCCAACAGACTCTTTTGGTTCAAAATAAAGTTCACTGTTTGTCGAATATGAATAATCGGTTTTAAATCCAGTATTAATTCTTAATTTTCTGGGATCCTCATAAAGGACGGTTGTTGCACTATATGCGGAACTTACAGTAGAATCATATTCCCTAAGAACTCTAATTCTGCCAACAGTCGAATCTACGTTCAGAACCTTAACTTTTTCTTGTGTTCCAATACCTAAAATATCATTTTCTCTGATGTATGGGAATTCTAAAATTCCAGAAACATAAAAATAAGTTGTTAATCCTGTTATCCCGATTGTAGAAATTCCTAAAGTAGTAACAAAATTATCTGTTCTTATACCTAAAGTATAAGATCCTTCCAGACTTGAAAAATATGTGTTAAATCCAGATAAGTTAATCAGTTCAAGATTCTTTAATCCATGTGGTGCAGTAGTAAAACCTATTACACTTCCAGTTCCATCTAAAGTGGCAAACTCAACAGATGAGAAAGATGTTGTCGCTGCACTAACAGATAACACGGACTTGCCAAAGACTTTTTCAACTCTTGCAGCAGCATTATTTCCACCAGTTCCTGAATTATCAAAAAGCAATCTATCATTTACATTGTAATTTGTACCACCGGTTAATATACCAACTCTTTTAACTTTTCCTGTGGAGGCATAATTTACATTTACTGTTTGATTTTTTACTTTATCTGGATTAAAAACATAATTATAGGAACTGTTTGAACCTTTTAGTTTATAGTTGGTAGTATTTCTAAACCACTTAAATCCAGTAAATGAATAGTCGTCTTGATTTGATTCTTTAGAGAAATTGAAATTTATAGGTTGTGAATAAAAACTGGAACCAATGAAGTATGGGAAAGATGGTCTTTTATATCCCTTAAATGGACCATCAGTATCAACTAAATCCGAACTGATGGTTGAGAAGTAAGCATAAACACCATTTGGGTAGTCTGGAGTTACACAAAATCTGCCGTTGTGCTCATCTAAATCACCATTATTTTTAAATTCATAATCTTCATTGAAAAATCCCTGAGGGAAATATACTAAAGACGGTCTATTTGATTTTGATACTAACTGATAACCAGATTGCATTGCTTTTGCAACACCGCCAGTTGGAGTTGAAAATCCATATGGTCCATAGATTGGATTGCCATCATATGCCCAACCAATAATTGGTGAGTGATATGATGAAGATATTTCTTCATTATTAACTTCTCTTAAATCAAAAATTCCATATAAGATTAGATCTCTTATTACATTAGTATCGCCGCTTTGTGATTTTGAATATAAAGATTGTCTGAGTTTTCTTGGTGCATACAAATGACAGTATTGCAATCCATAAGAATCCCTATCTGATGTAGTAACAATTCCATCATCGGGGGTAATTGTGTTGAAATACTTTTGGAACAGATTAACAGTCCACTTTTGAATATTTGCAAATAACCTACAATTTTCGCCGGCAGAAATTACGTCTACGGTCGTTGTTCCATCATATCCGATTCCACTTTTAATTACTTTAACCTCAATCAGTTGTCCATTCTCAATTATTGGAGTAAGTTTAGCGTAATTACCTTTACCATTGATGACTAAATTTGGTGGGCTATTGTATCCAGATCCAGGTCTTGTAACTAAGACTTCTTGTATTCCTCCTCTATCATTTGTTATAACAATCAATTCTGCACCAGTTCCACTTCTAAAATCAAAAATTGGTTGTCTATTGTAATTGATAATATCTTCAGATCCATAATTTGCACCATTTGAAGTCAAATGGATAGAATCAATACTACCTCTAAAAATTGGTTGAACTTTAGCTGAAAAATCTTGACCAGATAAAGTAGAAACCCCAATATTTCCAACTATTTTTACATTAATTGGTGGATAGTTAAATGAATGTACTCCAGAACCAGTAGAAGAAAAATCAACAAATTGCTCAGAATCTAAGAAATTGTTTCTTGCGGTAGTTCCTAATCCAACAGGTGCTAATTTAAACGAATCATCACTAACTTTTTTAACAAGATATGTTGATGTTGTGTTAAGACCTGATATTACAGATCCAGTAGTTGAATATGTAATCTCTTCTCCTGTAAAGTAACCATGAGATTTGATATTAATTTCATTTAATGATGTGCTGATACCACTTGTTTGTGATGTTCTTTGCTTATTTTGATATCCCTCACCAGAATTTTTTACTATTATTTCGGATATAATTTCTTTCTTAACAGCAGATTTAAATCTGTGTATACCAGTTCCATAATCGTTAAGATTGACTGTGTTGATACCTGATATAGCTTCACTTTGCTTCTCATGAAGTTTAATATTAAATCCGTCAATAACCGAAACATAGTATGAAGATTCTGTAGTAAGACCTGCGACAGATTTTTGGTTATCTGGTAAATAAATTACTCTCTCATAATCTCTAAATTTATGATATGTAGAAAATCCAATAGTATCAGTAAATAAGTTTACATTCGAAGAAGTAGATTCTGCATTGAAGAAAACATTATGATCAACAGAAATCATATTGATATCTGCAGAAGCATTAACACCATTTCCCCCAGTGATAGTAACTGTTGGTTTGTTTACATAGTCAAAACCACCATCTATAATTTCTATTCTTTGCAGAGAACCGTTAACTGCACAAATTCCAGTTGCACCTATTCCTTGTGAATCTGATACATCAAGACTGGGTGGATTTATAATATCATATCCACCACCTTGTGCCGTTACATCAATATTATCAATTTGTCCATAAAACACCGTCTCCGAAGACTTATAGTTTAAAATTTCTACACCATTGACCAGGATTCCCGTTTTTCCTGGAACTGTAGTATAATTACCACTCTTATTGGTTGGTTCTTTTATTTCTCTTAAAATATTTTGTGGTTTTAAAATTTTGTTTGCAAAATCATAATATTCAAAAGTATTTGATATAACCGTTCCTGATACTGAAATATATTCACCATTCTCTAAGTTTGATGGACTCTTAGCAAGACTTATGCTTGTAGAATTTACTCTCTTTGCATAATATAAACCCTCAGATAATTCTGGAAATTTGCTAGTAGTAGTTGTTGTAATCTCATTTAAATCATCATCAAGTTGTGTGGTAACAACTTCATATGGTCTATAGTAAATTTTATCTCCGGTATAAAAACCATGATCAGAACCAGATGTTATTTGTAAAACTTCACCACTAAAAGTACCAGATATGGTTACTTTTTTATTATATGGATTTAAAAGTTGGTCATAGTATGCTGGTAGGGATGGTGATGCAACTAAAACTTCATCAGAATAGTTTGTATATACGTTTTGTACGTTTGCCGTATTATTGTTTAAGTATGGATATGATGAGGAGTTTGGTTTTAAAATGTATCTACTTACAGTATAAGTAAGATTTGTGTTCAGTTGACCTTGACCACGAATTGAAAAACTTTTTTCTGAAATAATGTCTACAACAGTACAATCCTTTGATACAGACCCACTATCGGTGATTTTTAATTTATCGCCAATTTTAAAATTGTTTGAATCAAATGTTGTCAAATCATACGTATAATTAGAACTATCCCTTAAAATAAATGAATTGACTTTATATGTGTTTGCAATATTATAAATCCAATTATTTCTTCTAACACTTTCTGAAGAAATGCCTAAAGTTTTGATTCTAGCAGTATCATTCTTTGAGAAAAGTTTTGTATTGTCCGGTATAACAACTTCACTCAAAACTGATCCAATTCTTACCTTAATGGGATTTTGTGTTGTAATTCCTGCGTATCCATACGCATATACATCTAATCTAATTTCTGTTTCTGGAGATATTTCTGAAGTTGCATTTGAAACATTATAAAATTGTGTTACTGATTTTCCACTATAAGTTAGAGCAACTTCTGTTCCACTAGAAAAAGTAGATATTAAAGTTCCTGAATCTGGGAAACCAATAGTAGAATCAACATCTATTACAGTTGCACCAGCAGATACTTGAGAAACAACGATTGTTTTTGGGTGTGATGAAAAATTACCATAAAGAGATCCTTGAAGAATAAGATCTTTGTCGTAATCAGCATCAAACCCTAATTGATAGTACTCCTTACCACCTAAAAATATTTTTTTAACATCGGTGATTGAAGCATAAGAATTTTCAATATTATAATCAGAATATTCATCTTGATATAGAGTCTTATTTAAAAGATCCAGTGGATTTCCTGATAATGCTTCTACAACAAGATCTTTTGTTACTCTATATCCAGCATCTGATGGTCTGAACAGATAATCTCTTGGTTTGATTACATCAACATCTTCGCCATATAAAGCGCCAAAAAGAATTTTGAAGGATTTGTCGGTTCCTTTTGAAGTATAAAAATCCTTAGAGTTTAATATAAAACTTCTTTGATTTAAATCGGAATCAAGTGTTCTATCAGAAAATCCAGGAACAAATTGTCTCTTGATTTTTTGTAAAAATTCTTTTAAAAATAAAGAACTGAGATTATAAATTTTTGTCTGTCTAGTATGACTTGCTGCAGCAGAACTTTCAAATTTTAGTTCGTCTGGAGTGTTTGTTTTTGTATATGAAGTAACACCACTAAATCCCCTTTTACAATTTTCAAATGCATATTGTGATTTGTATTCGTATGTGATGATTTCATTATCAATTAAAAGGAGACCATATCTATCAGGAAATCCTTGAGTAAATTTACTGATAAGTCCACCAACACCGAGAGCACCTGCTGGAATTGTTGTAGAGTAAGATTCTACATCTGCAGAAAGATAAGTAAATTCAGTTACGGAAGCATTTTCTTCAAGTTTTAAGTACTTGTCAATATTTTGAATTATATCGGCAGAAGCACTCTGATATTCCTGTGAAACATAATATTGCTTGAGGAATTCTACAAGAAGAGGTGAATCCTCAGCAATAAAATTTGGAAGTTGATTCTCAACGATAGACTGAACCTTTACTCTTGTTTCTGACATATCTTTTTATCTTACGTAAATTCCGTTGGAGTAACTTGAAGTGACTGTATAATTTGTTCCAGAAATATCAGCACCTGATGATATAGTATCTGAAACCATGTTAATAAAAGTGTTATTAATATCTAGTTGCAAATAAAGATCCTGTAATCCAATCACATCATTTGAATATGGTGATGTTGATATCTCAATAATTGGAGCACCTTTGTTCAATGCTGTAGAAGTTATATTGATCGGATATAACTTAATTTCACCTTTTACATAATCAATTGTTCCAACGTTTCTTTTCACAATTTGTGGTTGAGATGGTGAATTCAATCTAAAAATATTAATAGTTCCAGTTTCTTGATTTGAATTTGGAATATCCATAAAGTAAACAGGACTTCCTATTCCACTCACATTAAATGCAGATGATTTAATGTTATACCCATTTACATTTTTAATGTGGAATCTGTTTCCAAAGCATATTTCATATTCAGCAAAAGTATTTAATGATGCTCTCAAATCTCTTCTAATTACTATATTTGTAATATTTGAAGTGATTGCCGGATGACTTTCGTCGATTATGTTCAAAAATTTGCTGTATTTAAATCTAGCACCAAATTTATTTAATTCCGTTGAATCGGCATATTCCCCCACATTGGTAGAAACAACGGTCTTAACGGCGTTTGCAGACGGTGCTAAATTGGGATTATAATAAACATTAGATGATGCTTCAACATACAAATATTTTAAATCAACAATTTCTGGAATGATACCAGCAACAGAATATTGCCTAAGTTCTCTCTTAATATTATCCTTAATTAAGTTTGATAAGTAACGATCATTATATGGTTTGACGCTTATAAAGACTTTCCCAAACTGTGGTGGTGATAATTCTTCTCCACCATATGCTGAAACTGATTCTGCTTCTGGATAGATGGAAGGAATTAATGCTTCATAGTCTGCAGCAGTTACTGCTCTATTTCTTGAAGCATATATTCTAGTTGCATACTTTTTAATTGATTCGACCGTTTCAATAGAATCTCCTAACTGCGAAGCTTCTAGTGTGGTAAGCAAGGAAATACCAGATGTAATCAACCTTTGACTCTGATCTACCAGAGTTCCATTAAAAACAAATGATGAGAGACCATTTGCATCGGATCCATTTGATACAATATATCTAACAGTAACGTAATTTGGTTCTTCTAATGCTCTTCCAAAAATACCATCACCAAAAATTAATTCATATCTTTCATCTTCTATCTCTTGAATAAAGAAAACAGCAGATTCTGAATTAATATCAAATAAACTATTTGCTAAATTATAGGTTCTTGTAACAGAGGATGCTTCACTTGGTTTTACACTAACCTTAATAGTGCGAGTATCAATCCCAGCGTTATCAAGTATGAATCTTTGATTTAAATCAAATGAATTTACAGTAAAGTTTTGAACAATTTGTGTTCCTTCATATACTTCAACATCATTAAACTCTGCGATGTTGTTTGTAACTGGTACAGTAATGTCTGAAGGAATAATAAATGAATAACTTTCTGTTCCAAATGAACGTGTAGTGCAGACAACACCAGACTTAAGTGTTAGTTGCGTTGGAACATTTGTAAAATTGGTTGTATCAACAAAGAATGATATTTTTGCTTTTGCAGATCTTCTTGACCTTGGAACATATCCAATATTTCTTGCAAGAGAAATTACATTCTCTCTGA